AGGCCTTCACCATTGCTCGGCTTAACGCAAACATGGGCAGCAACGGGGTTGTCTCCGTTCAGGCGAATTTCAGTGCAAGCCAAGTGTATCGGATCGGCTTGCGCGCAATCGGAAGGTGGTTCTGATGGATATTAAGCTTTCTCCGTTTCGCTCAGACGACGAACTGACCGTCGTCAAACAGGGCGATGTTCTGACGCTCAATGGCGAGTCCTTCGACTTCAATCCGATGGGGGATGGCGACACGCTGCCACTTGAGGCAATTACATCGCAGTGGTTTGGCGATTCGGTCAATCGTACAAATGGAACCTTGGTTTTGACCTTGCGCCTACCAATTCCGGCGAATTTCAGCCAGGCGCAGGCGTACCCTGTCCCACTTTTCAACGTGCCCGATGGCGTGGTGGAGCTACCTGCGCCATTGCCTACAACATTCGTCACTGCGCAGGTGGATCAATGAATATCGACTGGAGCAAATTGGTAACGAAGGCGATGAAGGACGCTGCGGCCGCTGCCGCAGCGCTTACCGCAGCTAAGGTTGAGCTGGCCGCTTACAATTTAAATGCGGTCGAGCAAATCGCTCGGATTCAGGACCGTGTGGATACGCTCGGCTATGGCATCGATGCTGGCGAAGCCACCGAAGAGGATGAGGCCGAGCAGGCTCAACTGCTCATCAGCCTCAAAGCCTGGAAGGGATACAAGTTTGCGCTGGGCAAGGTCACGCTGCAGCCAACTTGGTATCAAGCCCCGGTGTGGCCAGTTCAGCCGCCGGCCCCGGAAATCATCGCCGCGCCATTGCTGGGCGAGCTGGACGCTAGCTGAGCAGCCACGAACACCGAAACCCGCCATCGAGCGGGATTTTTTTTGCCTGGAGAAAAGTTATGCCAGTAACCGAGAAAGACCGCGACATCCTCGCGCGCACACTGTGGGGCGAGGCACGTGGCGAAGGTGCGGCCGGACAGGTTGCCGTAGCCTGGACGATCCGCAACCGCGTGTTCGATGGAAAGGAAAAGTCGTGGTGGGGGGAAGGCTACGCCGGCGTCTGCCAAAAGCCTTGGCAATTCAGCTGCTGGAACAAGACCGACCCGAACTATCAGTTCCTGATCGGCGTGAAGCAGATCCCGTTCCGCGAGCTGGCGCAGTGCCGGGTCGCGGCTGACCAGGTGATTGATGGAAAGGTGCCGGATCCTACCGGCGGCGCCACGCACTATTACGCCACTAGCATCAAGACACCGGCGTGGGCAATGCAAGCGACTCAGACGCTAAAACTCGGTTGTCACATTTTTTTCAGAGACGTCCCATAAGCGAGCTTCCCTATAAGACTCTGAATCTAGGCGGTATTCCCACCGTATAAGTTACAAAGATCGCGTCAATAGGCGCGCAGTAAATCTACATGAGGACTAGAAGCTTTTTAGACTGACATATATACAGCCCATTTTCTTTTTCGATATTTAGAGCGATTGCGTAAGCTCCCGGTACAAGCGCCGTAGTGTCTAAAACAAAGTTAAAGCCTGAATTAGTAAGCTCCTTGTTATTATAGGCCTTTGCTACATCAGGACGGTCGATTCGCGCAGGATCCTTGGCAGTTGCTTCGCCTTGCGCTCCAGTTAGGCGAATTTGCAGGTTTTGCGCTGTAACTTGTTTGGCTTCGTCAAATGCCCAGCCCTGAATTTCAACTTTGCCTCGCTTAACATAAGCAATGGCGTCGGGTTTTCCAGAGATTAGATCAACGCTGCATTTGTCAGTGCCGTACGTGGTTACGGTTTTACTCACAGTGTTATCGTCGCAGCCCGATAGAAAGACCGCTGTGAGAGATATAAAAGCTGCTGCACTGATTTTGCTCATGTTCTTCATGTTAACCATCTAGGCCTGAAATGGCGCATTCTACGCCAATACGTCCCATTTGGTTATCTTTGGCTACGCTTTTTGACGACCTATCCCTCCGGGATTTTTTCGGCCAATAGCTAGGAAAAGCTTCAATCGTACGTTAGCTCTGGCAGCTAATCACCTGCGTTGCATGAGCGCAGTCTGCTTATCCGCCTTATCTACGCTTTTCTCGCTCCGCCTTCTCATTTAGCAGTCGTTGGTTTCTCATGAAGCGGACGGTCACACTGATCTGCGACCTGCGTGAGGCTCCTGACTTGGCTGAGCAACTCCGTGCTCTCGCTATGTATGTAGGCAGTTTCAGACCTTCGGTCAGCCAGTTGCGAGCGCAGCGCGTCTCGCTCGCCGGCAACCTCGTTATTCATCTCCAGCAATCTGAAAATTTTATCCCGAGCCTGGCGCAGCAGCAGGTTCAGCTCCACAACTTCGTTCTCATAGAGCAAGATTTGATGCCGGAGGGTTTCGATTGGCGTTGGACTTCCGAGCCAATCGTCGGTGTCTTCTATATAGAGGGGGGCCACGGGCACGCCTTACTGAATACTGTTTGCATATACAGTAATCGAGGCTGTGCCAGCGGGCGAGTGTGAGGCGACGAGCTGTCAGTCGGGCGTCATCAAAACAGCCAAGGTCATTTTGATGAATTCTTCATTCCGATCAAGCGCGGCCAGAGAGCTCCGGACGTTTTCGGCGACATCGGCGGATCCCCGCTGCTCGACCCAAAGGGTGAGCTCCATGATGGCAGCCTCAAGGGCGAGCTGGTTTTCATTGATTTTGAGCAGTAGGGAAGGGAGCAGATCAGAGTTTGGCATCGGTTTCCTCCTTGGACGAAACCAGAATAGCAGAGAGAAATTTGATCGGCAGAACGCCGGAGAAGGGCAGAGCACTGTAGGAAAATACAGCGCTAAGTTGTTGATTCTTATAGCGGGTAAGGTCAGTTTTTCACCCTGCCAATTTCGGTAGTTTTCCCTTATGCATCAATAGGTTGCGTGTATTTCGGGGTCACCTTGACATGGTGGGGGTCGTTGGTTCGAGTCCAATCGCGCCTACCAAACAAAATCCGCTCTGCTGGGCGGTCTGGAAGGGCCCACCGAAAGGTGGGCCCTTTTTTGTTGTCTGCGATTTGCGCAACGCTTGTTTCCCGGTCCTTTCCGCTTCGCTCTGATCAGCGCTCCATTCATTACTGTTTGCGCAAAATGATCAAGCGCCATTTTGGTGCGTTCTTCTTCCATTTCGTTGTGGAAAACACCTGAATATCCAAAGGCTTACCGCTGTTTTTCTCCAACCGGTTATCGAAAAAGCCTTGTTGCATGTTGGGAATTTAAGTAACATCCGTTCCGCGTTCACCACCACGGTTTATGCATTTTTAAATCCCAAGCTTCCATCAGCTGCTTGGGATTTTTTTTGCCTGCGATTTGGCGTTTGGGCGCCTATCCCTCCATCACCTCCAAGCGAGGCGCGGTTTTTTCGTCTACTACTGACTGGCCGATTTTCAACTCTTTATAAGGGAGTGCGTCGATGCTGAGTCAGTGGGTCCTTGCCGCTATTCATCTATTCGCGTTTGCCTTGGCTTTCTGGGCGGCGCTGACGCGCGGCACAGCTTTCCGAAAGCTCGCGGCGGGTACGGGAGAGGTCAAGCGCGTTCTGCTCGCGGATAACCTTTGGGGGCTTTCAGCTTTGACGCTGCTTATCACCGGAGCAATGCGTGCGTTTGGTGGTTACGAGAAAGGCTCTGACTATTACCTGCATCAGCCGCTGTTTCATCTGAAGATGACGCTGTTCTTGCTGATCCTGCTGATGGAGCTTGCACCGATGATCACGCTGATCAAATGGCGCATCGCATCCTCGCGCGGTGCGGCGCTTGATAGCGGGCGTGCGAAGTTGTACGCGCGAATCAGTCATGTTGAAGCGCTGCTGCTGATCCTGATGATGGTCGCGGCGACAGGCATGGCGCGTGGCGTGATATTCGCTTAGAAGGCGAAATTCGCCGTGCTCTATCGGAAACGTCCGACAGCCAGCTCCAGGAGTGAAAGGTAATATCGGCGCAAGAAAGGAGGGAGGGGCAAGTGAAAGGAGTCAGCATGCTTCAGGCGCCGTGCCCAGCGGGGTGAAATGCGGATGGCTAAACGGCGCGTGAATCTTTAGCCAGTCTTGCGCGACGGCAATAGGACTGGCTACGTAATGCAAAATGGCTCAGGGCGTTTGCGGCTTGTCCGGAGCGGTCAGGCCGGCCTGGATGCGTTGGTAGATTTCTTCACGGTGCACTGCCACGTTTTTCGGAGCGTTGATACCGATGCGGACTTGTTGGCCGCTGACTCCGAGGATGGTGATCGTGATGT